TGGACTACTTCAAATGTGATGTTAGTTATGATTGGTTCCATGAATACTTTGAAGATGAACATGCCGACCGAAAGAATAACAAGCAGGATTTTACTCCTAAATGCATTTCAACTTTGGTTTCTAAATTATTAGGATCTGATACCGGAGTGACTTATGAGCCTACTGCCGGAACTGGCGGGATGCTTATCTCAAATTGGTACAATCACCGGAATGCTATCAGCTTTATTGATTACAAGCCTAACGATCACCTGATAGTGTGCGGTGAATTATCAGATAAGACAGTGCCTTTTCTTCTGTTCAATTTGTCCATTCGTGGAGTATCCGGTATAGTATTCCACGGAGATACTTTGAGGAATGAGTATAAGGCAGTATATATATTAACTAATAGATTCAATTCCCCTTGTGATTTTTCAACAGTCACTAAGTGGAAATAACCCTCATAACAATAAATGAAAGGAATAAAATGACAATAGCATGGTTTAGTTGCGGTGTTACATCCGCAGTTGCTTGTAAGATAGCATTGAGTCTGTACAAAGATGTACAGCTTTACTACATAGAGACTGGCTCCGGACATCTTGATAACGCCCGATTTCTTGCGGATTGTGAAAGATGGTACGGTCAGCCAATACACACCATTCGCAGCGATAAGTATTCCAACGTAGAAGATGTACTGATTAAAAAACGGTACATCAATGGGACTACTGGAGCAGCTTGTACATTTGAGTTAAAAAAGCGAGTCCGTTACAAGTTGGAAAAGGAACTTGGTTCTTGGGACGGTCAAGTTTGGGGCTTTGATTACGACCCTAAAGAGATAAACCGAGCCATCCGCTTTAAACAGCAATATCCTAATACAAAGCCGTTGTTCCCACTTATCGAGCGACAGATAACCAAAAAGGATGCGATGGGAATGCTTTGGAAAGCTGGTATTGAAATTCCGGCCATGTACAAGATGGGTTACAATAACAACAACTGTATCGGTTGCGTGAAAGGGGGAATGGGATACTGGAATAAAATCCGGAAGGACTTCCCGGAAGTATTTGCTCAAATGGCGCAGATTGAGCGTGAAGTTGGAGCTACCTGTTTGAAAGATAAAGACGGGCGCATCTTCTTGGATGAACTACCAACGTGGCGGGGAGACCCAGTAGAAGAGATTATACCGGATTGCTCGCTTATCTGCCAGATAGAGTTTCAAGAGATAATCGACAGACAGGTAGAGCGAGTTTTGAAAGGAGAAATTAGTATTAACGATGTAGCCTAATTAGGCTCAAAACGAAATAGAAATGAATACAACCTTTGAAAAGTCAGCTAATACCACTGACGAATGGTACACGCCAAAGGAAATTATAGACGCATTGGGAAAGTTCGATTTAGATCCATGTGCTCCGGTTAACCCACTTTGGCAAACAGCAGAAATCATGTACAACAAGAATCAGGATGGATTAACTAAAAAATGGATAGGCCGGGTTTGGCTAAATCCTCCTTATTCCCGTCCGCTTATAGAACAGTTTGTTAAGCGTTTGGCAGAGCATGGAAACGGAATTGCATTACTTTTCAACCGTTGCGATTCAAAAATGTTTCAAGATGTAATATTCGAGAAGGCAACAGCGATGAAGTTTCTACGTAACCGGATTCGTTTCTTTCGTCCAGATGGTACTCGCGGAGATTCTCCCGGTTGTGGTAGTATCCTAATCGCTTTCGGTGAAGAGAATGCAGAGATATTAAGAACCTGTGATATCGCAGGTAAGTATGTTAGAATCAATTAGAGTAAAACAAGAACAGATATGAGTAAATATCAAACAGAAGCCGGGATAGAATGTACTCCCGAAGAATGTAAGTTGATTGACTCTTTGAAACGACTTGCAAAAAAGTGGGAAAAGGATGGTAAGCGTCTTTGGCTGTATTCAGCCAGTGGTTCGCTTCATGTAATGATGCATGGAGATACAGACTATAATCCTACACCGGATTTTACGCAATATGGAGGCAGCAATATTGAAAATAGTGTAACTACTATTGATGGTATATTAAATGATGGTGGAGATTGGTAATTAACTAATAACAGAACAAGTAATGAAGAAAATGAAATCAATTCACCCAATAATGGCCGCTAATAATATGAAACTTGAATGTGGCTTCTATTTTTTCGGTCAGTGTAACTATCGGGGGGGGGATGTCTCCCCGATAACTGTAAAAACTTTCAAAAGATAAAAGCCCATGGCAAAAATAGCAATAACTCGAATCACCGTCGTCGATGATACCGGTCAAAAGATGTCACACAATGGACGGGTTATTATAGATAGTTCAGAACTGGAAGATTACCGGAAATTTATCAAACGAGATGGTAATGATATTAACCGTGTCTTATTCATTTATGAGGAGGTGGAAGATGATTAACGGTATACCTTCTGAATTTGATAGAATCTATGATGTTATACAGATTAAAAGGAGAAAGACTAAATTATGGCAGAAGAAAATGAAATCAAGGTACAAAATGACGGTTCTTTATTTATCGCAGTCGGCAGTGGGCGAAAAGAAATCAACTGGAAGAATCGCGAATGGACGTGGGGGCAATTCCTTAACAAGATAAAAGAAACCCGACGTACAAATGAGACAATGGCCGAATATCGGAAAGCCTCTAAATCCAGGCAGGACGAAATAAAAGACGTCGGAGGCTTTGTAGGCGGATATATTAACGGCGGACGAAGAAACAAAGGAAGCGTTATGGAACGCACAATGGCTACTTTGGATATTGATTTTGCAACAGGTGATATATGGGATGACTTTTGCCTGTTGTTCAATTGTGCGGCTGTAGTATATTCAACCCACAAACACACGCCTGACACTCCTCGTTTACGTCTTATCATACCGTTCAGCCGTCCGGTAACTCCCGCCGAATATCAAGCCATTTGCCGATATGTCACAGCCGTTATCGGTATTGACATGTTCGATGACACTACGTATGAACCGGAGCGACTTATGTATTGGCCGTCCACCTCAATAGATGGGCAATACCCCTTCCGATATCAGGATGGTGAGTGGTTGGACGTGGAATCTATCCTCGCCACATACAAGAATTGGCGGGATACATCCGAATGGCCTGTATCTAGCCGAGTAGACGTCGGTGTACGCAGAGAGATAAAGAAACAGGGAGATCCTCTCGAAAAATCAGGTATCGTCGGTGCTTTCTGCCGGACATACAACATTCACCAGGTAATAGAAACGTTTCTTTCGGAAGAGTATGTACCTTGCGGAATAGATAACAGATACACCTATGTCCACGGCTCCACAGCAGCCGGTCTTGTGGTTTATGACGATAAATTTGCCTATTCGCACCATGGAACAGACCCGAGTAGCGGAAAACTCTGCAACGCCTTTGATTTAGTCCGTCTACACCTGTTTGGAGATAAGGACGAGGGCATAGATAAAGAGAGCAACAGGAATATAACGAAATATCCTTCATATCTTGCAATGGAGGAATTTGCGGCAAAAGATAAAACTATTATGTCTACCATTGCACGGGAGAAACTGACAGAGGCCGGAGAAGACTTTGCAAATATTATAGATGATGAAGAGGAAAACGCGGATTGGCTTGCAGAAATGGATGTAGATAGAAAAGGTAACTATCTAGCTACTCCCAAAAATGTAGATCTTGTTTTAAAGAATGACCCGAACCTAAAAAGGTGTTTCGCCTATGATACCTTTAATGACCGTAAAGCTTTGCTTCGACTTCCCCCATGGAGAATGGAAGGAGATACAGAGATGTTTATTCGTGATGATGACGAGGCTAATCTTAGGCTATATTTATCAAAAGAACCTTGGGGCCTAGAAGGTAAACAAAAAATTGCTGATGCTTTGGATGTTATATGCCGTGAAAATGCTTTCCACCCGGTGAGAGAGTATTTTAACGGGCTCACATGGGATGGCATACCAAGACTCGACACCCTATTCATAGACTATTTAGGTGCGGAGGACACAGAACTGAATAGATTGATAACGAGAATAGCTTTCACAGCTGCAGTTTACAGGACATACGAACCCGGTACTAAATATGACCAGATTGTAGTACTCGTAGGTACGCAGGGATGTGGTAAGTCTACTATTATCGAACGGATGGCCATCAATCAAAAATGGTTTAGCAGCTCTATGCCATCGCCGGATAAACCGGAAGATGCGGCACGACATTTACGTGGAAAATTTATAATAGAGGTCGGTGAATTAGTAGGATTTAAGAAAGCAGAAGTAGAAGCCATCAAAAATTTCTTGTCTAAAACAGCAGATGATTTTCATGCGCATTACGGGAAAAACGATGTGCATCGCCCCAGGCAGTGTATATTTTTCGCCTCAACGAATGAAGAACAATTTTTGCGCGACAGTTCGGGCGAACGCCGATATTGGCCTATTAAAACCTGTGTTATCCAACCTAAATACAATGTTTGGGAAGATTTGACACCGGATATTGTTGGACAGATATGGGCAGAAGCTATTCAGCATTATAGAGAAAGAATGCAGCTGTTATTACCGATTGAATTATCCGATGCGCTTCACACCGTCCAAGAAGAATACAAGAAAGTAGATGAGTGGCAGGGTATCATAGAAGAATTTTTAAATACTAAACTACCTTCTGATTGGTCAAAAAGAAACAACCAACAGAAGCGTGATTATTTCTTTCAGCAGGATGCATTATCGGCCGAGGGGGTGATCCTAAGAGATAAAGTCTGTATCGCTGAAATCCTGAACGAATGTAATGCCTTGGGGATAAAAGGGACTCCCGGACAAATTGAGAAGAACCGTATAAGCGCAGTTATGAAAAACACAGAGGGCTGGGAGAAAGTCAAAAATAAAATTAATGTTGGAAGCTATGGCAGGCAATACGGATGGGTCAAAGTCGAAAATAATCTATTTGAAGATGCCGAAAATATATTCGGTAAGCCTAAATAGTGACTAGGTTGACCAAATTCTTTAAAAATACACATGGTCAATTTAACCGATTGATAATTAACAAACTATACCGTAGTGACTAAGTGACTATCATTTCTATTAAAAGATTTATGGTTTTATTAAAATATATAGTAATAAATATTGATTAATCTAATAAATCCAATTAAATGGTATACTTCTATAGAAAAACGCATAGACAGTCAGTCAACTCGGTCAACTTAAAAAAAAACAGAATTATGAAAGGAAAAGAATTTGATGCAATATTAAAAAATATGCGTCTTAGAATGGACTTGATCGAAGAAAATTTTCCAGGAGTTTTCACTAACTACGAAAAGATCACTATCGTTTTAAAGGCAGAGTCAACTAAAGCCTTATTGGATACGGCAAATAGTATAAATAGCATAGACTGTAGTCTATGTGACTACAAGAGTGATGGTATTGCGGATATAATTAATCAACTGATCGAAGCCGTAGAAAAACTATGAACGAGAAGCTGATTGAAAGAAACCTCCGTGAAGGGGTAAAGGCTTTAGGTGGTTTGGCGTTGAAGTTTTCATCACCCTACCACCGAGGCGTCCCCGATCGGATAGTGCTAATGCCCGGAGGGCGGATGTACTTTGTCGAGCTGAAAACCACCGGAAAGAAACCTACCCTATTGCAGCAAAAAGCTATCGGTGAATTGAGGGAATTAGGATTTGACGCCCGTGTTATTGATAATCAAGAGTCACTAAACTTATTTCTGGAGGAAATAAAATGAACGAATCAAATTTGCATAACTACCAAACATTTGCGGTCCGGCATATAATAGATCATCCCGAGGCCGGTCTTCTGCTAGATATGGGCTTGGGAAAAACCGTGAGTACATTAACAGCTATCAAAAAGCTGATGGACGAGTATCTGGAAGTTAACAAGGTCTTGATCATCGCTCCTAAAAGAGTAGCTGAATCCACCTGGTGCGATGAAATTGACAAATGGGAACACTTAAAAGGTCTGAAAGTCAGTAAGATTCTAGGGACGCAAAAACAACGCAAAACCGCTTTAAAAGTATCCGCCGACATCTATACCATCAATCGTGAGAACGTTGTGTGGCTCGTCTCACATCTCGAAGGTTATTGGCCTTTTGACATGGTTGTCATTGACGAGTTATCCTCTTTCAAATCACCTAAAGCCGCACGCTTTCGAGCGCTGCGTTTAGTCCGTCCCAAAATTACACGTATTGTCGGGTTAACAGGAACGCCCGCCCCTAACGGTTTGATTGATCTCTGGAGTCAGATATATTTGCTGGATATGGGGCAAAGACTGGAGCGTACAATAACGGCATACCGTACAAAATATTTCCGTCCTGGAAGAACCAACGGGCAGATAGTCTTCGATTATAAGTTAAATGCAGGCAGTGAAGAAGCCATATACAAACAAATTGGCGATATTTGTATCAGTATGAAAGCCGAAGACTATCTACAACTCCCGGAAAGGCTGGACCGCGTAGTGGACGTCCATCTGCCGCCGACAATGGCAGAACGTTATTTGGAGTTTGAAAAGGAACAAGTGTTAGCTTTGGAGGACGAGCAAGGGGATATATCAGCGGTAAATGCCGCTGCATTATCAAACAAACTACTGCAGTTTTCCAATGGGGCCATCTACGATTCAGAACGCAATGTGCATGAAATCCATTCCGAGAAACTGGAAGCACTGGAAGAAATTGTAGAAGCGGCCAACGGACAACCGGTTCTTATATTCTTCTCCTTCCGGCATGACGTTTACAGAATCATGAGAAGATTAAAAAAATTCCGTCCCAAAGAAATTGACGGTCCAGAAGACATTAAGGCGTGGAACAATGGTGATCTACCACTACTTTTGGCTCATCCCGCCAGTGCGGGTCACGGTTTGAACTTGCAAGCAGGCGGGCATATTATAATTTGGTTCGGACTTCCCTGGAGTTCCGAACTATACCAACAAGCCAATGCAAGGTTGTACAGACAAGGACAAAATAAACCTGTAATTATCCATCATCTGATTACAAAAGGTACAATGGATGAGGACGTAATGAAGGCGTTAACCGAAAAAATAGATAAGCAGGAAGCGTTGATGCAAGCTGTAAAAGCCCGTATTCAACGATGGAGGATGTAATATGGGAAAGAAAATGATAAATGTCAGATTCGACGAACGCACCGTGATGTTATTGAACGAACTGTCGGATATAACCAAAACAAGCATTTCCGTTATTGTCCGCGGAATGGTTTACCGCAGTATTGAAGAACTGATAGACAAATCCGGAAATTGGAAATTACCGAATGAGAATAACGAGGAAAGGAAAAGCCAATAAGAAAGTGATGTCCGTGATAGCGCATAACTATGACAAACTAAAACAGTTATGCGGTTATCGGGCTTCGGGCTTATATTGTTCTAAAAGCCGTGAAGACATTTTTCAAGACACTGTACTTTTTGTATCGCAGGATGAAAAAGCTGTATCCCTTCCCGATAAGGAACTAATACAATACTTTTGCTATCGCTTCCGTATGATTGAATACCAATCAATTAATGATAATAAACTTTTAAAAGAAATACCTTATGCCGACTATTTACAAACCCCAAAAACAGCAGCAAAAGAAGAGTGATAACTATTATGACGCAGAACGGAGAAAAATATATAATTCTGATCGCTGGCGTCGGTTACGTGCCTGGAAATTCGCATGTAGTCCACTCTGTGAAATGTGTTTAAAAGAAAACAAAACAACTCCAGCCGAAGATATCCACCACATAATTTCGTTTATGAGTACGGACGATCCGGTGCAACGTGCTTTTTTAGCTTATGATTATGACAATCTTATGAGTCTGTGCAAAAAATGCCATCAAGCAGCGCATAATAAACTATAGAGCGTTGATATATTCTCTGAAATCTTTGTTTAATTCATACGTCAAAAAGTAATAAAAGAAAGTTGCTCTCATAGGTTTTGATAATTCACGCTTCCCTGATAAAATGAGACTTAAAGAGGAACGGTCGATAGCTAACTGTTTAATCAAATCGTTTCTCTTTATTCCAAATTCTTGCATTTTCGACTCTATCCAATCAATCGTAATATCATCCACATTCAGAGAATAGACAACCGGGATAATCTTTGCATCCGGATACACTTCTTTACCCCGTTCTATAAGTTGTTTTTGATTCAATATATAGCCATTTATCAACCTTGATTGAGTGACTTTTACTGTTCCATCCTGTAATGGTTCAATGCTTATCCCCAAGCGATCGTAACCTGTAATGCTTTGTTTCTCCATATCTTATTTTTTTTCAATGAAAGAAAAAGCAAGGGGCGAACCCCTTACTTAATTCTAATCTCTTTTATGTTTGTTAAATCGTAGATTGCAAGCTGATTGTGATTCTTTGCGAACTCTATCGCTTTGTCAATCTCCGAGTTTTTAAAGATTTTTACGCTGTCGAAATAGTAACGTCCGCTTTCGGTATCAAACCAACCGCCAACCGTCTTGCTATGTTCTAAAGCGTGATTAATAACTTTGTTTAAACTCTCTTTTCCGAAGCTATCTTGCGTTTCTTGATACGCTACTGATATTCCGTACTTGACTGGTTTCAATGTCTCAATGTTAAGAGTAAAACCGTTAGGATTGATTAGTGAGTATTCCCAAACTCCGTCAATTAATTGTTTCATAATGTCAAATGATTTAAAGCCCCTTGCTTTAACTGTTACAAAGATAATAATTTTATTTGCTTTACGCAAACTTTTATCAAATAATATTTGCTTTACGCAAACAAATAGGGATTTCCCTATGAACTTAATGTGATATTTTTAAAATTAAGTTAAAATTAACATTAAATACACTATAGAGGGGGTATGGGGTCAAATTTTGAGAAAATGAGCCTTCCAAACCTCGCCCAACCCTTCTTCACACGCACGGCACTTTTTGAAAAAAGCCAAAGTGTTTAGTTTTGTTAAAAGATCGTTTTTGTATGACATTTCTATGGTTTTAAGGTAAAAACGAATCAAAATCATGGGAAAAAAGAAGAAAATTAGCTTTAAATTGCCCGATAGTATTAAACATGACGAGGCTCGAAAATTGATTACCGGACTTGTCAAGCAGCTGAATGAGAAGGAAATGCTCGAACTCTCCGATATTCCCCAGCTCCATCGTATGGCGACCGCTTATGATATGTATCTCAGCTGTGTAGACGAAATATCCGAGAGAGGAATGACTATGGAGAATCTGAAAGGAGAACTAGTGAAACGGCCGGAAGCCAACTTACTGAAAGAAAGCTGGAGCCAATATCTTGAACTGGCCAAAGAATACGGGTTAACTGCAAAGAGTAAAGGTCAAATCAAAGCCATGAGCGGTGGGGATAATGAAGAGTCACCGCTGGATGCATACTTAAAAGGCAAAAAGGAATTTCGCTAATGGGTACGAAGGCTTATTACGAGTATGCGCAGGGTGTCACAGAAGGAACAGTTGTTTGCGGTAAGTTCATAAAGCTTGCAGCCGAACGTTTCTTCAATTTTATGGAAGATGACCGTTATGAGTTCAGAGAGGACAAAGCCAACGAAGTTATTGAGTTCTTCTCCATCCTTCAGCATTTTACCGGAAGACATGCGGGCAAACCGTTCATCTTACAGCCGTGGCAGCAATTTGTAATAGCCGCGATATACGGGTTCTACGTGAAAGAAACAGGAGAGCGCCTCACCAAATACGTTTACATTGAGATATCCCGTAAAAATGGGAAAACCGCATTTGCCGCCGGTCTTTGTCTGTTTCATCTCATTGCAGACGGAGAAATGGATGCCGAAGTTGATTTGGCAGCAAATTCCAAAGATCAAGCCAAAATCGCATTCAAATTCTGTTCCCAGTTTGCAAAGGGAATTGATCCCAAAGGAAAAGACCTTGTATCTTTTCGGGACAAAGTAAAATTCGAGAAAATGCTTAGTCTGTTACAGGTATTTGCCGCTGACGATTCTAAACTGGACGGATTCAACGCTTCCATGTATCTGATTGACGAGTACCATGCCGCTAAAAATACAGGATTAAAGGACGTATTACAATCATCACAGGGAATGCGAGACAACCCGATGGCGATTATCATCACTACCGCTGGATTCGACAAGCTGGGACCGTGTTACCAATACAGAGAGATGTGCACGGAGGTTCTCTCCGGGTTGAAAGAAAATGACTCTCTATTTGCAGCCATCTACTCTTTAGACGAAGGAGATGATTGGAGAGACCCGAACAATTGGGCAAAAAGTAATCCGAATCTTGGTATCACAGTAAAACCGCAATATCTTCAGACACAAGTGCAATCGGCCAAAAATACAAAATCGGAAGAAGTCGGCATAAAAACTAAAAACTTCAATATCTGGTGCGATTCCGAAACAGTGTGGATCCCTGAACACTACATCTTACAGGCGTCGGCCAATCTCGATTTCGAACAGTTTCGAAACATGGATTGCTATGCGGGGATAGATTTATCCAGTACAAGCGATTTGACATGCGCCTCTTTCATGATCCCGACCGAAAACAAATATTATTTCAAGACCCTGTATTATTTGCCGGAAGCGGCTTTGCAAGAGAAGCGTTTCAAAGATCTGTATGGCGAATGGCGCAGACAGGGGCTTATTACAATTACTCCGGGAAATGTAACGGACTACGACTACATCCTCAACGATCTTATGAAAATCAGAGATATCGTGTATATTCAGAAAATAGCATATGACGCCTGGAACGCCACACAGTTTGTCATTAATGCGGAGGAAAGAGGGCTACCGATGGAACCGTTCTCGCAAACACTGGGAAATTTCAATCGACCGACAAAAGAATTGGAACGTCTGCTGCTATCCGGAAAAGCCGTTATAGACAATAATCTGATAAACCGGCATTGTTTCCGTAATGTCATTATGGCAAGAGACAAAAGCGGCAATACCAAGCCCTCAAAGCAGTATGAGGAAAAGAAAATCGACGGGGTTATAGCCAAATTGGAAGCTCTCGGTATTTATCTGGTTTCCCCAAGATATGGAGAGTTTTACTGATTTGTATTACATTTTTTTGGTTAGGTGTAAAAGTGCGCTTAATATGAAAATACCATTTACAAATATTGAAATAAGAAAAGCATCCAAAGCGGAAACTTCCCGTTTGACAGCCTGGAGTTATACCGGAAGCCATCCGCTTCTTTCCAGTCGGAGCAAACCGATGCTTCTTTCTACGGTATACCGTTGTGTCGATCTTATATCAGATAGCGTAGCAGTGCTTCCGTTAAAAACCTATCGGCTCGATACGGAAGGATTCAAAGAGGAATATAAAGCTCATCCGGCTTATCAGGTTTTGGATTTGGAGCCCAATGAAGACATGACGCGGTTTGTCTTTTTCAAGACACTAATGGCTTCCGTACTTCTCACGGGTAATGGATACGCCTATATAGAGAGAGATTACGACCTTAACGTGCTACAATTGATTTATATCCCTACCAGCCAAGTAACTATCGTGTATATCACCGACAAAAATGGTATTATGCGCAAACGGTATCAGATAGTCGGATTTAAGGAATTGGTGGAACCGGGAGATATGATTCACGTTTTGAACTTTTCTTATGACGGTATTATCGGTATATCAACATTGACACACGCCCGACAAACTCTCGGTATTGCAACAAAAAGCGAAGAACACGCTTCCGGTTTCTTCGAATCCGGCGGCTCTATCTCCGGCATATTGACTGTTGAGGGAAAACGGTTGGACAAGGAGCAAAAGGACCAAATATACGATACCTGGGATGAACGTATGGCTAAGCATCCGAATGGAATTGCGGTATTGGAGGGGAATATGAAATACCAGCCAATTACGATCAGCCCTAAAGATAGCCAGTTACTCGAAAGTAGGCAGTTCAATGTCGTGGATATCTGCCGCTTTTTCTCTGTCTCTCCCGTGAAGGCATTCGACCTTTCAAAATCCAGTTATTCCACCGTTGAGGCCACCCAACTTCAGTACCTGACTGATACCGCGCTGTCGGTAATTACAAAAATAGAACTGGAAATCAATAGGAAGGTATTCTTAAAATCGGAACGTGGTAGAATCATTGCAGAATTTGATACTTCTGCCATTCTCCGTACAGACAAAGCCGCTCAAGCTGCGTATTGGAAAGACATGTTTTACGTCGGTGCGGCTACACCGAATGAAATCCGCAGAGAAAATAATCTTTCTCGTATCAAAGACGGGGATAAAGTGTTCGTACCTGTGAATACGCAAACCCTGGATAATGCATTATCCCAGAAATCTCTGCCCAACAATGAAAATAATCCGGATTTGTATGACAAATCTTTGGTTAATAGTAAAAGTTAGATTATGGACGATAAAAAAGAAATCAGAAATACTTCTTTTCAGGTGCAGGTAACCGGAGAGAATGAAGAAAAACGTACCGTTGAGGGTTACGCACTGCTTTTCGATACCCCGTCAGACGGGTTATCATTTACCGAAGTGATTCAACGCGGTGCGCTTGACGGAGTTTTAGCTAAAAGCGATGTTTTTGCGCTTTTGAACCACGACCAAAGAAGGGGGATTTTAGCCAGAAGCCAAAATGGGCAAGGTTCTTTGACTCTTTCCGTAGATAGCAAAGGGCTTAAATATCGTTTTGAAGCGCCCAAAACTGTGTTAGGAGATGAATTAATCGAAAACATCCGCCGAGGGGAAATTAAGGAAAGTTCTTTCTGCTTCGATGTGGAAAAAGATACCTGGGAAAGACAAAAAGACGGTAACTGGAAACGCACTATTGAGAAAATCGGCAGTCTCTATGATGTTTCTCCGGTTTATAACGGCGCATATAGTAAAACCAGTGTCTATATGCGGGGGAAAGAATTGGCGGAGGAAGAATTAAGAAAAAAAAATCAGGAAGAAGTTCCTGAATCATATTATGAGAACATTGAAAAAGCGTTAAACATTTAATTTATAATCTTATGGCAAAAGAAAAAAGCATCACAGATCTAAAGGACGAAAAGAAGCAACTTATCAGCCGTTCAAAAGAAATCATTGAAAAAGCGAAGAGTGAAAAACGCCAGTTTTCAAAAGAGGAAAATGAAGAATTGGGAGAGGCCCAAGCCCGCATGGCTGAAATCAACCTCGAAATCGAGTCCAAAGAAGATGAAAACCGCAGCAAGCGACCTGTTAAAACTGTAAGCGCAGGCAACGGTAACTTCTCTCTCCGTCGTGCCATTCTGGCTCAAATGAATAAAACAGAGCAACGTGACAGCGAGGCCGCAGTTATCGAAGAAGCATCCAAACTGCATCGTTCTGTTGCAGCCACTGCTGAAAATTGCGGTGAACTAATCGTGCCCCTGTCATATCAGAAACGTGCTGCTTATACGGCAGGTACAGAAGCGGCTACCGGCGTCGTGATTGACGAAGAACAACAGGAACTGCTACTGCCTTTGGAGGCTAATCTGGTATTGTCACAAGCTGGTGTACGTATGATGACCGGTTTGGTTGGTAACATCTACTGGCCCAAGCATAGTGCGGCACAAGTTTTTTGGGAAGGAGAAAATGACGAAGCTAAAGACGGTAAAGGAGAATTTTCTAAAGGCAAGCTCTACAGCCCGAACCGTTTGACGGCCTATGTAGACATCTCCAAACAACTTCTTATTCAGGAAAACCGCTCTGTAGAAGGCCTGATCCGGCAACTACTTGCTATTGCCATTGCTCAAAAAGTGGAGAAAACCGCATTGAGCAATGCCGCACACGAAGATAACGTACCTGACGGCATATTTCAAACTCTCGGAAAAACTAAAGGGGATATGGATTGGGCAAAGATTGTGGAACTTGAAACAAACGCGGATTTGAATAACGCATTGTTCGGTAACTTAGCCTATATCATGCACCCATCGTTGGTCGGGAAGGCCAAAACGAAAGTTAAAGACGTATCCGGTGCCGGTGGCTTTATCTTCGGGAACGAAGGGATAGGTATGCTGAACGGTTATCGCGCATTGCGTACAAATAACATTCCCAAAGGGTTACAGGACGGAAAGGATGAATTTGGTATCGTATTCGGTAATTGGGCTGATTATTTTCTGGGGCAATGGGGAGCCATCGATATGACTGTAGACCCATACACACAGGCAACAAAAGGTATGGTTCGCTTGGTTATCAACTCATATTGGAATATGGGTATGATCCGTCCTGAATCGTTTACCATCGCTTCAATGAAATAATATGGCGCATATCGATTTACAACTGGCAAAGAGACATCTGAACGTGGAAGAATCATTCACAGAAGATGATGAATATATCAAAGGTCTTATCGAGGCTGCCGAAGCCGTTGTAGAGAAAGATATATGCGAGAAGCTTAGCGAATTAGAGAAAGAGAATGAGGGGAAACTCCCCTCTCCTCTTCGTCAATGTATTCTCTTGATGGTCGGACAGTTCTACGCCAATCGAGAACCTGTAGCTTTCGTGCAGTCCGCTGAAATCCCGCTGTCTTACAGCCATCTCGTATCACTTTATCGGAATTACGCCAAATGAGAGCCGGATTATTGAAATATATACTTGTATTTGAGAATCCTGTAGAAGTAAAATCTCCGACAGGGGCCGTCAATAAGGAATACAAAGAAGTATTCCAATGTCGGGCGCAACGCGTAAAACAAACACTTCTTGCAACAGATGAAAATGCGCATGAGCAGTTTATAGGCCACACAATCACTATGCAAGTACGTAAATATCCGCAAATCAAATACGGCTGCCGTGTAAGATATGCAGATTCCGTTTGGGAAATAAAGATGATTGAACCAACGGGAAACGAGCTTACATTAACCCTTAAAAAGATTGACGTATGATTCAAGTTAGAGCTATTGACAGGGAAAATATCCAGTATCTGGTTCGAAACCTGGAAGACTTCGAAAAAGACAAAGCAATCAAAAGCGGATTACGTGCGGCGGTCAATGTATTTCGCGTAAAAGGTCGAAGCAATCTCCGGGCAAGACTACTGCATCACGGCAAGCAGACTAACCACTTGATGAATTCCTTCACTACACGGGTAAAACGCAATAAACTAGGTGCTTTATCCGGATTTGATCGTCCAGGGGGAAATCACGCCCATCTTGTAGACAGGGGAACGAAAAGGCGTTATACTAAAGCAGGCACGACTCGAGGCATTATGCCGGGGAACAGTTTCTGGGATGACGCAAAACAGACGGAGGAAAACAAGGCTATGCAGGCTATTTATCAAAGTGTGCAAAAAGCGATACAACGAATAAATGACAGAAGATGAATCCTTTTAAAATTGCAACAGAAATACGGGCTATCCTACTTTCGTCGGAAGACATCAAAGAAGCTATCGGTGAAAAGGTATTTCCTATAATCGCTCCGGAAAATACAGTAGGCGATTTTATAGCCTACCAACGTGACAGTTACAAACAAGACAGTACTAAATTTGGCATATACCAACAAGTACCGATTGTAAATGTAGTCGCTATCAGCGAAAATTACGACCGTAGCCAGCACCTAGCTTCATTGATTTACGACACTTTGTCCGGTGATTTTGCAGATCCGGATATCCATATTGAACTTGAAGACTCCACAGAGGACTTCATTGATAATAAATATATTCAAGTTTTACAGTTTTCAATTAAAAACAGATAATTATTATGGCAGGAACAAAATTAGATTCGAGTGCGGACGTCTATCAGGGACAGCTGTTCGCCTTTATTGGAGAAGACCCGATTGCTTTCGCGTCCAGTGCTACTTTGGAAGTATCCGTAGAAGAGATTGACATTTCCAATAAAATGATGGGCAGTTGGGCGGGATCACTCGCAGGAAAAAGAAGCTACACGCTATCATCCGAGTCCCTTATTACACGCAAGGAGGGGGCTATGAGCTATGACACGTTACTGAAGAAAATGATAGAAGGCGCTCCTATCGACTTTTTCTTCGGAGAAGCAGCTTCTTCAGACAAGGATAATTTTGGCGGTACTTTCACCCCAGACAAGACAAAGATTAACTATACTGGGAAGGTACTGATTACGTCCTTGTCGGTAACATCGGAAGCCGGTCAGATCGCCAAATGCAGTGCATCATTCAAAGGATTTGGCGCATTAGTTCCAATAGAAGGATCTCCGGCCAGTGTAAATCCTGCATCTGCACCGGCTAAAGCATAAAGCGGTAATTATAATATTATGTTATAAGGTGGTCCTAAGATGGCCGCCTTTTTCTTTTACTAAATCAAATTATTATGGTCGTTGCCTTTTTCGTAATTATATTAGTGTGTCTGATATGGATTTGCTGTGTTGTGGTTATTCCCAACAAGCGCTCTCACCCTATTGTTTCTAAAACAAAGTATATTTCTCGCTTAAAGTTTATAAGACTGACGATTAAATCCGTTATTCGTTGGGAACAGAAGCAGGGTAAGTCCTTTTCTATGATGAATTACAATAATCCGGAAGAAATAGAAAGCCTGCTATATGCTATGTATCTGACAGAAACAGGTTCTTCCTACACGTTTAATGTATTCCAACGGGCCATCATGGACAAAACTTTCACAAAACAAATGGTATCTGAGCTTGAACGCATAACGAGAGTCATGTCCCAATTCCAAAAAAAACAGGAAAAAGCTGATGTAGGTAATACCGATGTTAGCCCGGAAACCATAGCCAGTATCGTATCCACCCTTATCATGGCCGGATTAGATGCACATTATGCACTCAATGAAATGGAACTATGCGATCTCCCGCTCTACATTGAGGCGTATGAAAAAAAACGCAGAGAAGAAATGGAAAGTGCTCGAATGTGGACGTATCTTACTATTCTCCCTCATATCGATGTACGAAAGATGAAAAATGGGGCTAAGGATCTAATCATATTCCCATGGGAAGAAGTCGAGAAAGAGGCAGAAAAAGAAATAAATGAAACCGAAGTCGAATATTTCGAGAACTTATTAAAGCAGGGTAAAAACATTTTCAAATCATAAGAATATGGCTGGAAGATTATCATTCAGTATAGCAATTAATTTGCTTACGGAAAACTTTAGAAAAGGGAGCAATCAAGTAAAAGCGGCATTCCGCTCTATGCAGATGCAGATATTGACCTTCGCGGCTGCATTAGGCGCTGGCGGTATCGGATTAAGTAATCTTGTCTCTAGATTCATAGATGTGGCAAGGGAAACAAACCGAGTAACCACAGCCTTAAAGAATGTATCTGGGGGAACGGCACAATTCGCCGATAATCAGCGGTATTTGCTGGACTTAGCAAAAAAATACGGGATGGAGATTAACGCTTTGACAGCCAGCTACGCAAAGTTTACGGCTGCTGCCTCTATCTCCGACATGTCAATGATGGACCAGCGCAAGATATTTGAGTCTGTCTCCCGGGCATGTACGGCTTTCGGCATGAGCGCAGACGACAGTAATGGGGTTATGCTTGCACTCTCGCAAATGATGAGTAAGGGGAAAATCAGTTCGGAGGAACTCCGTCTACAAATGGGTGAACGTTTGCCGGTGGCATTACAAGCGATGGCAAAGGCCGCCGGTGTCTCCGTTGCCGATCTTGACAAGTTGATGAAGCAGGGTCAGTTAATGAGTAAAGATATGCTTCCCAAGTTCGCAGAAGCACTTAACGAGATGATTCCGAATGTTGATACAGATAACTTGGAAACGTCCGTAAATCATCTGAAAAACGCTTTTACTGAATTAGTTAACGGGGCGGATGTACAAAGTAAATATAAATCTTTGATTGATTGGTTGACAGGAGCTATTCAAGGATTAGGAGAAAACTTAAAAAATATATTAACTCTGGCTTTTGCTGGAATCGTTTTTGTCGCAACAAGTGCTGCAACTAAAGTTTGGCGCGGATGGTCGTCGGCTTATGATAGTGTGGCGGCCAGTGGTGAAAGGGCTTCCGCTCAAGCTATTCGAGCCACAGAAAGACGCGTTGCAATTGAAGGCACATTAGCTGTCAAAAAAAAAGTGGAATCGGCTGCTCTGGCAGAATATCAGGTTGCTTTAGCGAATGGGACAGCGCAGGAAGTAATCGCGGCAGAAATTAGAAAGGATAGGGCTGTACGTGCGCGTATAGCAGCAGAAAGTTCTCTTGAAAAAGCTAGAGCGGCAGAACAAAAAGCACTCGATAAACAAAAGCAGCTATCTGCTACTACTGCTGCTATGGGGGCAGCTTCAGGTTGGAAAAAAGCAAACATTATCATAGGGGCACAAATAAAACGTCTCGGAACTTCCCTTCTGACAATGGGTAAAGCTTTTCTCCCAGCCATACTAATTTCTGGAATAATTGCGGTAGTTGGATATTTCAAGAACTTGAGAGAAGAAGCTCAAAGAATAAGGGGAATATTCAAAGATTACAAAAAACAAGCTGTTTCCATACAACCGTCCACAGAAGTATCACAATTGGAAGCGTTGCGGAATATAGCTAATGATGTAAATCGAAGCACTATAGAAAGAAAAAATGCTCTTGAAGAGGTAGCCAAACGACTAAATATCATAAAAGAGAAAAACGAGACAGAAATAAACTATCAGAAACGAATAAATGATAAGATCAAAGATCGTATAAAACTTCTGGAAGAATCCGCAAGAGCGGATTTTTATGCTCAGCAAAAGGTAACGGCTGAACATGAATTCAAAAAGTTCAAAAAGGATTTGAATCTTCAGGGAATGCCTGAACCAGGAATGAATTCCTTAATGACCAGTATCTCCAAATATAAAGATACAGGTTCTAGAAGATCTTTACAAGACGGTATTGATATATACGCCAAACAAATAAGAAAGTCTGGTGGGGAATTTGTGGATGACTATCAAGATAAGCTCGTTGAGATGTCCAATTATTGGCAAATAATGACAGACTCATCCAAAGAACTTGCAAGTGCAGTAAATAATTCGCTAAAATTGGATGATAAGAAACCCCTTGCTGACGATGATGGTAGTGAAAAGAAAACCCCGCTTCAAAAAGCAGAAGAAGATTATCGAAGCTCCCTACAAAAATACAAGAATCAACTCGATGCCGGTGCCATTACGCAAGAACAGTTCGATCAAGAGATAGACAAACTCAACTCTGATACAGTAGTTAAACTTGGGGGCATTTTAGGAAAGTCCGCGAATGCAAATGAGACATATGCAAAAGCGCTACTCGGTACATTAAATCCCCGTATAACAGAATCTGTCAAGGCACAAACTGAATTAAACAAAGTACAAGAAGATTATAAAAAAGCCGCCAACCTTGCAAAAGCCAAGCTAGACAAGAAACTGATATCTGAAGACGAGTATCGTCAGGCCTTGGTAGAAGCCGCAATAGCAGCGGCTAACTCGGCCATATCTATTGAAAATATAGGTGACGCAGCCGACGGTTTTATAAAGAAAATGCGTGGTATTGTCGGCGACAATTTACGGATTGATATGCCTAAAATCGGAAAAAGGGACACAACTTTCGATTACAAAAAAACTGACGTAGATAAAAAAACGGAGGAACTAGATATCTGGATTAAATATAAGGATGATTTAAGGGAAAAGTTTGAAGAGGCTAAGAAAGCGGGAAGTGACACCGCCAAGTCTTTAGAAATTGAATTAAACAGTGCCATTGCGAATGTCGATAACCTGGAGGATGCACTGAAACTTGCTCAAGTCCAAGAAGATATTAAAAATTTCAATAAGGAACTTAATGAATCCCTGTATTCCGGTATAAAGGACATTGCAAGCAGTTCAGACCGTGTGGTCAGTGCATTTCAAAACCTGAATGAAGTAATGAATGACGTTGATGCTTCCGAATGGGAAAAGATAATGGCTATCTGGAACACATTAACGACTGTTGTAGATTCATTCCTTTCCATAATCAAGATGATTGAAAATATCACAGAGTTAACAAACAGATTATCGGCAGCCCAAAAAGCGGAATCAGTCGTCGAACAACAAGTCTCCAATCAAAAGATAATCAATGCAGCCAAAGAAATGGCTGTTGATACAACGGCAGCCGAAACCAAGAAATCCAATTCTCGCGGAGTTGTTGCCGCTAATACTGCTGAAGCTGCAACAGCAGCGGGAAAGAGTGTCGCAGGTATTCCCTTTGTCGGCATAGCTATGGCCGCAGCAGCGGTTGCCGGAATCATTGCGTTATTTGCCACACTGCCTAAATTCGCCAAAGGCGGAATAATTGGTGGCGGGCCTTCATCGGGCGATAAAATCCTGGCCAGAGTTAATGCCGGAGAAATGATACTCAACCAAGGACAGCAGAGCAACCTATTCAAAGCTATCAATTCCGGGAAATTGGGCAATGCCAATAATAGTAGTTTGTCATCTACAGTTACAACAAAAGTCAGAGCTAAAGATATCATTTTAGCCATTAACAATGAATTAAAGTCACAAGGAAAAAAAACGATATCATGAATTACGGACTTATATATACCATACCATTTGCAACCTTGGATAATACGCCATGTGTCGTAGAAATAGAGAAAGACAGTTATTCAGGTTCTGTTCAGGAATTGACACCGGGGGAGAATCCTTTCACCGTCGATATTACGGATGAGGAATTCTTGTATACCCCTACCCGGTTCAGTACGGCAACAATTCATATTGTAGGTAACGACTATCTGCAAAGCTTGTTTTCTATTGCATATCAGCAATATCGGGTAACATTCAAAAAGAATGGTACAGTTACTTGGTGTGGATTCATAAAGCCGGAACTTTACACACAGGATTATAGTTCTGCGATTTTTGAACTTCAACTGGAATGCATGAGTGCAATGTCTACCTTAGAATTCATCGATTACAAACAAGTCGGCGAGAATCGTGTATTCATATCACTTTGGGATTTGCTAAAAAAATGCATTTCATCTGCAAATAGTCAATATACAAACATCTACATTCCACATGTATATGCACAAAATGCAGAAGATTATGTAGCTGGAACAAACATTCTTGAAAGTATGACAGTCAGTGAACAAGACTTCTTTGATGAGGATGACAAACCGATGAAGCTAAAGGAAGTTCTTGAGGAAATCTGTAAGTTTCTTAATTGGACTTGTATTGACTGGCGAGGTGAATTATATTTCGTTGATATTGACCATATCGGAGAGTTTTATAAGTATAATCCTGTAACATTCGAGAAAGTTGGAACAAGTTCTCCAAGCTTGCTTAATATACAGAATATCGGTTTCGCCGGTTCCGAACATACACTAGATATTTTGCCCGGTTATAATAAAACTACAATCCGGTGTAGTAATTATCCTATATCCGGTTCTTTATTCGAAGAAATTGATTTTGATAAGTCCGAAGTAATCGCCTCTACAACTCAATATAACGCCCAATTTAACCCGACACAAGCTTTTAAAAAGAAATACTTATTAAATCAGTCTGTTGATTTAAAACTTTATAAAGATGGTGACGGGAGGATGATTGAGGCCAACCCGAAAGACTTTATAGACAATCCGAACGGGTTAAACTATCTTTATGGGGCAAGATTAGTAAAAACCTGTCAATATAATCCAAGAGATTCGGAATTATCAGAATACACCTACGATAATTCAATACAGATAAGAATTAAGGATTTATCTAATATATCCGTTGTAGACAACGAACTTATCATACTTTCTTTTGCAAACAAAGACTACAAAGTATTTCCAAAAGGTGTATTCTGCATTTCGGGAAGTATAATGCCTTTTTACCAAGACCAAGAAATGTCTTTTTTAAACCAGGAAGATACTTCTTTAGATTCAATAATATTTATCAGTCTCCGCATAGGAGATAAATATTATAATGGTCTCGGATGGGTTCCCGTCAAGACTTATATTACCGTATCTAATTTAGGCGGAAGTGGGTTTAGAGATTTAAGAAATACAAAAACGCCAGATATGCCATACAAGGGGCTTAAAGGTTTTATAATACCGGTCGATTCTACTCTTATTGGGGATATTGAACTATCGATATTGATGAAAAAGGCCGGCGAAAATGGCAGACCGCATATTAGTTCTTGCTTAGGATATTATTTAAAAGATTTCGATATCGTCTATCAAAAGCCCGATAATATCTCAGATGATGAAGATAATAATTCCGACCGCATTTATGAGAACATAGTCAATGAGAATTTTATTAACGAACTAGATGAAATAGAATTTAAAATATCCAGCTATAATAACGACGGGGCATGTTATAGTAAAGTAATGTTAGGAGACCAATACTTGACCGATAATCTATATTCCGCCATAGAAGAAACTGCGATTCGGCCAGAAGAGCAACTTATTCGCCGGATAGTCAAACGCTATAGTTCCCCCCATATCAAACTCACCCAAGTAATAAAGGCAATACCAGATTTAACGCCCATATCCCGTTTGTATGACAATTATATGGTTAATAAAAGATTCATCAACGTAGGCGGTTCCATAAACTTTAAAATGAACCGGTTCAGTTGCATAATGATAGAAGTATGAGCGATAGTGATATTTTGATAAGAACACGAACGATTCCGGTAAGTCCGAGATCTAAGAATTATCCTCCCGGAATGGTGGTATCTCCCTCTTCCGGTGGAGGAAACACGACTATTATAGGTGGTGGTGGATCAGGGGTAGATATCATAAAAAAGGATGATATGAGGTCTCTAACTGACCGCAATGTACTATCGTCTCTTCGTACAATTCATGAAATAACATCCAGAATAATAACATCAGATGACACAGATACAGAACTGACTGACAATAATTTATTGTCTTCCCTCCGCGCAAACGAGGATTTAAACAAGGCTATAGAATTATTAAAAAGGATCTGCCTTAGAAAAGATCAGGAAGATAAAACTGAATACCTGGTAAAGTTGTTAGGCGGTGTCATAACCGATAATATAGAATCACAGAACTTCATAAGCGGTGCGCTTGGTACGGGATTCCTTATCAAGCGTGACCCGAAGACCGGACGTTCGTATGCCGAATTTGATGAAATATATGT